TAGCAATTTCATCATATTCTTCTTTACGTTCAGTTAGGTTAGTTGCGCCGCTTACAAACACACTACCGGGCAGTCTACCTTCTAATTCCTTACCAGCATTTACTCGGTCAACTAACACAAGGGTGTTACCTGTTTCATTTATCTTTAGGATCAACTCAGACATGGTATCCAGTCTGTTATGATCTTCTAAAAGATGTTTCAACTCACTTTGATAATTGGTAAATTCAACACCATCTTGAAGTTGTACAATGTTAACGTGACACTGAGCCAGTACACCTCGCTCTTGCAATTCACTTGCAGATAGTTTGCTGATAACAGGACCAATACTAACAAACAAGGATAACCATTGTGCTTTTTCTTTTGGTATAGTTCCAGTCAGTCCCCATCTAATAGGCACACTAGCAAATGGACCAGTTAACATTGCTTTCAACGCATCAGCTTGTGCCATATGCGCTTCGTCAATCATAATGCAAACCACATCTTCAATAAAATCCATAATGTCTATCTCAGCTTCGCCTGACTTAGATAGCTTCATCATGTTGTTAAGACTTTGCCAAGTACAAATTGTGTGCTTTTTTCCAATGTCTTTGCGCTCACCAAAGTAAACACCAACATCTAATCCCAAATTAATATAATCTGCTTCGGTTTGAACAACTAAGCTTTTGTTGGGAACGATTACAATACTGCGACCATATTCTTCTATGCTTTTACTCAGTGCAGCAGTGATCAAAGTCTTGCCTGCACCAGTTGCAACTTCTTGCATACTTTGTGGGTTAGCTAAAAACTCGTTAATAATCGTTACTTGATAATCTCTAAGTTCAACTGGTTCACCTTCTTTGGGATGACCTTTAGGCCAACACTTATCACTAAATGTATCTTCAGTAATTTGAGTGAAATTAAAAGAATGTGTAGTGTTGCGCATATCTTCTAGTTCAATGTCATATGCCGCATCACTTATTACCGGAAGAATTTCTTCTAATAGATTGACAAAGGTACTGCCACCTAACGCAAAGAAACTTGTCTTGCCATTCCATCTACCAAGTCTAACTGCAGGAAGATATCTTGCACCCGGTACATCAAACTCAAACATCTTCATTAGCTTTTTACGTTCGGCTAATTCCAATCCTTCAATCTTACAGTTTACTTCGTCTTTAATTATTATCTTACATTGTTTCATGTTATCCTAAGTTAATCGGGCTTGAATCTACTACGTTAATTGTTTTTGCTGCAAACATCATGCCGTCGCCGTAAAGACCCATCTTTCCAGACTTTATTACGATTGGCATTGTATAGTTATTATCTACTTTATGCACTGCAGTAAAACTGTTACTTACAGATGCCGGAATGTCTAGATACTTTACCAAGTCATCCAGTGTTTGTGATGTAGGGGAATGAAACAATTTGGATAAAATTACAAAATCACAATTTACACTTTCTAATAGCGGCTTGAGAGTCATCAAGTCAGATTTTTCGTGATTGAATTGCAATCTTGTAGCAAACAATAACTGGGTATAAGCTGGAGTGTTTTTCCCTGTAACAAGTGCTAATTCTTGAATCAATTCAGGATCAATTACAATGCCATGCGATACTAGTTGGGCAAGCATTGGCAAAGTTGTATTCAATTGCATTTCACCTAATGCATTATCCAATGCTTCATTTGATGCTAACACATAAAGCCTGTTGTTTCGTTTTACTAGTGTGGGTGCCCAATATTTACAAGTGCTATACTGCTCAGCTTCATCTAATATTTTAGTAATTTCCTCGCTGTATACAATTTCACTAAAGTGTTTTTTTAGTACAGTAATTGTAATTTTCAAAGTGTGCAAACCATAGTTACCTGAATATAATCTTTCTAGACTATTCCATTTTAGTGCATTCATATTTCTAAACTCAGTAATGAAAGATGCTTTGTACGGGGTGCGAAGTACAATCTTGCCGTCCTGAATCTTAATGTGTGCTTTAGTAAATTCTTCTGCACTTTCAATTACCTTAAGTGACCACGGTAGTTCTGATAGTGCTTGGGCATCTTGCTCTTGCTTGTGTAGTTGCCTATGATAATTGTTTACTATTCGTTTAAACAATTTTGCTTGATTGCTTGTGATGGGCCTTTGCGCGACTATATTAGTCATATGGATGTTTAATAAAAATCTTCTGTCGTATGTACTCAAACTAACAGTTGATATCAAAAATTCTAAAACTTCTTCAGCGTTTTTCATAATAGTCATTATAACAAATTTAAACAAAAATTACAATGCAAATGGCAAAAAGGAGCCTAAGCTCCAGTTTGGACACCCGCAACAATTAACGCTTCATGCATGTACTCATCGCAAGATTTTTCCAGTTTTTACTGATCTTAACTAAGTCAGAAATTTTCAATGCCATACGCAAACTAATCTCGCGCAGCTTATCTTGATTAGCCCACATGAACTCAAGAATTTCATCGCCCTGTTCAGCACTGAAATCATAATCTTTGAACAAGCCACCATCTGCATCACGATGCACTTGTTTGATTCGCAGCATTTTATCGCGTTCAGTATCAATCGTCAAATCAAGATAGTGACAACGTGACTGCAATGCTTCTAAGTGGGCCTTGATCTTGTTTGATTTACGATCACTAAAATTCAAGTTAGTGATAAAAATCACTGAGCCATTAAAGTTGAATGTGTTTGGTACACCTTCTTCACGTAGCAAACGTGAATCTTTATTCCAAGAAATGCGACGAGTCTTGCCTGAATCAAGCGCACCTTTCAAAACATTGAGTGCATCTTGATCTTCCCATACATCACAATCATCAAACACTAAAACATTTTTCTTGTCAGAGTATTTGTACAATGTAGCAAACAAGCCAATGCCTGAAATGGCACCTTTGACAATTTCAAATCTGGGACGCTTGCCTGAGATTTTGTCAAACATACTTGCTTTTTCCATTTGCATAGTCACACCATGTGACTTGCCGACACCCGGTGGGCCTGATACGATCATTGCGCGAATATCACCTGCGATACATGCACTAGACATTTCATCAAGTACAGAAAAACGTGTAGCAATACGATTCATTGCCTCTTCATCAGATTCAACTACTGCTGCGGCGTTATTTGATGTAAACGTCAGAACTTCATTAGTCACAGGTGCATCTCCATTTAAAAATTCAACATCACTCATAGAATTAACTTTTACCTTTACAACATCAATCCCGATATTGAATTGGCCCTCATTTTTTACAGTTACGTAATTTGCTTTCTTACCCGCTTGATAACCCTTGACTAAAGTGAACGTTTTATCAACTACTACTTGATTACGATATTCACCAAATTTCACAAGAACTTTGCTCATGTTTTCTCCCAGTTATCAATTTATAGAGTGATTATACATGAGTAGCCATTTAATGTCAAATATTTCTTTTGTTGCAAAAAAGACAACACAATCAGTTGATTGTAATGTCTTCCATGCCCGCTGTGCGTAATCGTACAATGTGGCCCATTTGCCATTGTTTAGCTTCAAGCCCTTTGAGAATGCCTAACCACCGATTTCGTAGTAGTGCAACTTCGTTGATGATTGTTTCAAAGTCAATAACTTCATCTTCACCATCTACATACTTTTCAGCATCGCGGCTGGTTAGCACCCGATTGTATGCTTCTAAGTATTTTTGAAAGTGTGTACGGCGAATCTTTCGTAGTTTGATATTGAGATAATTAAGCACCGCTTCAATCTCCTGTAACTGATTGAAACGATGCTCAGTGATGCCGGGCAAAGCAGCAATGTTCTTTTCTACGTTGCCGTAGATTTTTACATCCTGCTTTGCTGACAACAATTCATTATCGTAGTATGCAATAAAATCAGGTATTACGGAAAGATCATATGATATTCTTGTATACCAATTCATTGTCATCCTTAATTAGTAATTGTCGTCATCGTAATCTTCTTCTTCTTCCTCGTCTTCATGGTCATGCGTATCGGCATAGTAAGTCAATGCTTTTGCAATTTCCTTGTCACCGCGAAATGCAGTTTTGATTTCTGTAGCTTCGTAATTATTTTCCATCAAATAAGTGACTAGAGTATCTGCTGCATCTTTACGCTCATTTGAATCAATATGCAAACGAAGTGCTTCCCAAACTTCTGTAATAGTATCTAAACTCATTCTGCGATTTCCTCCTCATCAATAGGTATTGTACTTATCTTAGCGAGGCTCTTAGTATGAAATTCAGACATAACTAAATCAAAGATTCCATTTTCGTTTTTGTTCCATTCTTTGCGGAAATATTTGTGTACTTCACCGTTTAGATCAGTATAAACATAACGATTGCCATCTTTAGTAATTAGTGATTTCTTTTCTAACAGATCAAAAAAGCCAGAGAATGGACTCATGCCAGTATCATATGGAATACGAACTTCAATATCCTCAAATGGTTTGTTATATCGCGTTTTCATGATCTTGCAACCGGCACGAATACCATTTACAGTAGTAGTCTTGTTGCCATCCTCATCCTCTTTGAGTTTGAGTTTCTTCATTGCGACTACGATTGAACTTGCATACACAAAGCCTTGTCCACCACTGATGTTTGGATCAGGATTGTATGGGTCTTGTGATGCATATGTGTGATTAGTACAAACCATGCCTACATTATAACTACCAAACATGTTTACACAGTTACGAACAAGTGCGGTCAATGACTTAGGTTTACGTCCCATGTCACCTTTCATATCACCTGCTTCAAACTGATTAACGTCAGTTGGTGTTAGCAACATACCTAACGAGTCAATAACAAACAATACCTTTGGACGTTCACCATCTGGCAATGCTTTGTATGAACCCATAAATGTTGCGATTGTTTTAGCTACATCGTCAATCATTGCCATGCTAAGTTTTAGTAGCTTGCTCTCATCGGTATCAACACCTAAATCATGCAGCCATTTTTCATCTAGTGCATTTTCTGAGTCAACTAGTACTACAAAAATGCCTTGCTCTTGCGCATTTTTAATAATATTACCTGAGCAGATATAACTTTTACCAGCACCTGATTCGCCGGCAAACACGGTGACTTTACCAAGCGGCACGCCTTTGTTAAAGTCGCCTGATATCAAATAATTCAATGCAAAGTTACCGGTGCTGATCCAGTCAGTTGGATCATTGAATCCTATGCTAAGTCCGTCAATAGACTTAGTTATCTCTTTTCTAAACTTACTAACGTCGAATGGTTTTCCCATTTAATTTCTCTCTTTAATTTGCTTGTTGCTATATGCAGTAATGCTTTGCTTGTCAATAAGTTCAGGGCATTTGTCAGCAATCGTATCTATTTCCCAATCGTTCGGAAAATGTCTAAGTGCTGTGCGGGCGCGATCTCGTACTAGACTAGGTACCCTCGGTGTT